GTAGGGCACGGGTTAGAGGCGCCAGTCTGGGGAGGGGGGCTCGGCGTAGGTGTTGCCAATGCTCACGGGGAACGCAAACGAAAGACACAGGGCGTCGGCGCGATTGCCGCTTCCTATCCCGCGTTTCTTCATGTCTTTCTTGGCCTCGATTTGAATTTTCCCGTCCATGCGCGGGACGGTTTCAGGCGCTTGCAGTTCGTCGCGCAGCGAGGGATCGAGCGGTAGGCACCCACCAGATTTCAGCCAGTCGCGGGCCGATCTCCACATCTCGGCGCGCTTGTTCAGGCATCCTGGGTCGGATGATTCACCCGCGAACCAGACCAGGGTCCAGGAACGTCCCAGGCCGGAACCGGCAGAGACAATGCCAGTGCCGTAACCGGCATCGACAAACACCGCGTCGGCCCCTTCCTGGTCCTGCCAGCGGGCGATCCGGGCGGCGGCGATCAAGTCGTTGTCGTTTTTCGGGAAGTGGTCGAGTATTCGGAAATTCAACCCTTGGCGCAGGCCGATCACAAACTCATCATCGCCTTCCCAGGCCGGATCGACGGTGAGAATCTTTGGCGCAAAGGCAAACTGCTCGGGGGCGATCTCGCGCCCGTAGGCGCCGTCCACGTCGACCTCGGAGATAAATTGCCGGCTCGACAGACTCGGGAACAACCCGCGGACGCGGACCTTGAAGAAGTCGCTATCCTCGCCGTAGTCCGCGGCCCACTTGGCGATCTGATCCTTGTTGGTCCCGTCGACCTCGCGCGAATCGATCTGGCGCGTGATCCAGCGGTGCTTGAACTTGCGGAAACACTCGCGGAACCGGCCAGAATTGCGCGTCGGGTTGCCGAACGCGAGCCATAGGATTTCCGTGTCCTCGTCGAGCAACACGCCCTCGGCGACCTCCCAGACCTTATCGGCGATGGCGCTCGCCTCGTCGAAGATCAGCACGATGCGACGGCCCTTGTTGTGCAGACCGGCGAAAGCTTCCGTGTTGTGCTCAGACCATGGAATCAGGTCGGCGCGCCAGGTCTTGGCGTGCGCCGGATCGCGCAACGTAACCGATTGCGCCTGGGTGTCGAACCAGGCGTCGGTCAGCGACAACCGCGACCACTTGCGGATCTCCGGGCTGGTCTTGGTGCGTAGCTGCGTCTCGGTGTTGGCCGTGACGATGATGCGGCAGTCGTCTCCGGTCGATAGCGCCCAGTTGACGATCATGCCAATAACCGCGCTCTTGCCAATGTCGTGACCGCTGGCGACCGCGAGGTTCAGCGGCTGGCGGCGGCGGACCGGATCACACAGATGGTCGCGGATATCGGCCAGCACATCGCGCTGCCAGGCCCGCGGCCCGGCGTAATCGAGCAACTCCCCGAAGCCCCAATCGTAGGCCGACAGCACCCAACGCAGGGGGTCTGTGGCGCACTCCTCGGCCAACGCGAACAGCGGCTCCAGTGGGTTACTTAGTGCGGTTGCGGGCACGGTTCAGTCGCTCCGCGAGGGCCGCACCAAGGGTCAGGTCCAGCGAGTCCTTACCCAGGAACATTCCCAAGTGCCGAGCGACGCTATCGAGCGCACCGAGCTTGTTGACCAGTTTGATCTTGAGCACTTCGGCCGGGGCGGCATCATCGCTGCCGAGCGGGCGCGACACATCCATTCCGGCAATGACCGCGGCCTCGTCGTCGCCGAGTTGGTGGATTGGGACCAAGGACCCGGAGGTGGAAAAGAATTTGCGGGAGTCGGCGAAAGCGATCCGGCCGTACTCTTGAAGCACGCGATCTACCGTAATTCCTGTTCTAACGGACCGTTCCTTCATCCGTTTTTCTAGAACTACTTGAACCTTAGGAATTCTTAGCAGGCGATGCGCGCTGACTTCAGCCCCTCTTGCTGAATATCCGGCGCGGATATACGCCTGAGTGGCGTTCAGGTCGATCAGGTACTCGTCGACGAATTTGGACTGCCTATCTCCAAGTTTGTCAGCCCCTTTCTTCCCAGCCACACATCAGAACCCCAAAGAAAAGCCCCACCCCGGAGAACCGGGGCAGGGCCATATGTGGTGCGGGCGCGACACCCGCGATCTTTGGAATAACTAGCCGTTTTTTCGCGGAAAGTCAAGAGCTATCGCGTTTCCCGGTGGTTGCGGGCGAGTCCGACCCGCCGGCGCGCAGCCGCTCGGCAGGGGCGGGGTCCCGCGCGGCGCACAGGGCGGCGGCGTGATCCCGCACGGACTGCGCTTTGGCGGCCGGAACCCAGACCCGGACCCGTACCAGGCCGGCGGCGGTCTGCGCCTCGACGTGTCGGGCGCGGCGGGCGGGGGCTGTTGGGTCTTTAATGGTCACAACGTCAGCTCGGCGGCGCCCACGCGGACCCGCACGGCACCGCGGGCGCGCATTTCGTCGGCGGCGCGCCTCCAGTATGCCGGGCCGGTCTCTGCGATGGCGGCGCGCGGGAACAGCCATTCAGTGCTGACCGGCTCGGCGCCGTCGCTATAAGCGCGGTGAGCTGATGCGGCCCACTCCGCCCCGCGCTCAGCAGTGCGCGCCTCGGTCTGGGTGCGCCCGTCGTAGCACAGCACGCGCCGGGCCGGATCAGTCGCTGAGCGGGCGGACCACAACTCGGGCGGGACGTGCTCAGCGAGCCAGCGGGCGGGACCCGTCAGGGTATCGGTGTCGGTCTCCAGATCGCGGACGTAGCTGGTTTTGCTGGCCGGATGGTGCGGGTAATGCACAATGACGCGGGCCTGTTGGTCCCAATTATTGGCGGCGGCGATGTGTTTGGTTTGCATGGTCTACTCCAAGAGGCAGTTGGTGCCCCGTCCGTGGGGCTGGTTTATCGCTAAGCCGAAAAATCAGACAGGCTTTTTCCGATCGATTCAGCGAGCGCGTAGTACGTCGGATAGCTCACCCCTTCGACCAGGGCGACCCCGTTGCCGTAAGAGTCCTGGAATACCTCAATCCCTTTTGCGATCGACACGGCGCGGACCAGGGCGTCGGAATCAATTTTGGTCGCCGTCGCGTCGTCACCGAACTGCTTCACTACGTCAGCATAGTCCGTATATCCGGCGTCCTGGGCGTAAGCGTCCAGCGCCTCGGCCGCCGTGCCAGCGTCGTATTCGCCCATGTCGTTACCGTTCGCGTCGATTGTGTATGTGCTCATTTCATTTTCCCGCTGGTGGGACGGCGGTTTGCTGCCCCGATGTCAGCCACACTAACCGTTCGCCCCGACACCTGCAAGCGGTTTCGCGTTCGCCCCGACGAACGGCGGTTTTAGCCCCTCCAGTGAGCCCTAATCCACCCTCCAGCCTCCCCCTCCAGCCGCCGCCCGGCGGCTAGGATGTCGAGGTAGCGCGCCTTCCACTCCCCCCGCCACGAGCCATCGTGACGCGCCGGAAGGCCCGGCCAGTCACGCGCGATCATCCCGCGACGCTCCTCGTCGCTGACCCGCGGGTTGCGCATCTGCACCGCCGGGCGCAGCTCCCACACCGCCAACCCCGCCAGCGCCGAGACCATGCCCTGGGGCCACCACCGCCCGTGCTTCATGGACTTCAGCCGGACCTCCAGGTCCTCGGCCTTACCGACCAGTGCCCGCAACACCTCGGCGTGGATGGTGTCGTCATCCACGCCGTTGGACCACAACAAGCACGCCAGGGCCTCGGGCCGCATCCCCCGGCAGGCGAACACCGCGCGCTCCCAGGAGGCGCCGTGCGCGCCGGAAGTCCCGGCCGAACCCTCGCGTAACTGGTCCCAGCCGCGGGCGGCGATGGCAAACCCGCGCACGACCTGCTCCACGGGATCGGGCCGGCGCTCGTCGCCCGGCCACTCGGGCAGGCGGCGCTTGCGTGCTATGGCTGTCGGTCGCACTATTTCACCCCCGGCAGGCGCGGCAGGGCGGCAAGTTCATAGTGCATACAATCCAATCTCCCCCTCCAGGCCCCACCCCACGCGAAACCAGCCTCCACGAAACAGGCGGTCAGCCGCGGGTCCTGCTTAGATGCCGCCCCCAGCGGGTTCCAGGCCGCGTTTATGTCCACCGCCAGGCCCCACGAGTGCAGCGACATCGTTGCCCGGCCGCGCTTCCTTCGCACCTGGAAACAGCCGTCCCAGGTGCGCAGCAACCCAGTCAGGTCGCGCTCTACAATCAACCCCAAGGCGCGGCTGAGCGGCCCCACCAGGTCCCGATTGCAATAGACCCGCCTGGGGACCGCGCCGATTTCCAGGGCGGTTGGAACATCGTACAACACCATCGCTTTCTCCCGTGTTGGATCGCCGTAGCGGGCGAGGGCTTGGGCGGCGGTGATACTCATGGAGTTGCCCCCCTCAGCACCGTCAATATCGCGGCTACGGTAATAGCAATTCCAGTGCCGATGGTAATCAATTTGATCCAGCGGGCCGAATTGCTCTCACGCTGCGCATTGCGGCGGTTGGTTTCCTCGATCAGCATCATCGACATGGCATCAGCCACCATTTTCACGTTATGCACGTCGCCATGCACGTCCGCAAGCTGGTCCTGCATCAGCACCAGCTTGCCCTCAATCGCCACCAGTCGCCGCTCGAATGACAGCGAGGGGTCCTCGTCCGTGCTGCGATAGCGGTCGATGCTGATACGATCATCCCGCATCGGCATTGCCCGGTTGCCCCGGATCGGTGATGCGGGTCGCGGCCCCGCCGAGCACCCGGTCGGGCAGCAGGACACCGAGCACCTCTGACGCGGCGACACCCAACATTCCGATTTCCTTGATTTTTGTTGGCCAGATAAGGATCAAGACCAGCGTCGCGAGCCGCCCCAGGCTGCGCCAGGTCGATGCCTCGCGGGCACGGGCGAGCAGCCAGCGGGTGACCGCGGTACGGGGCGAGATCACGACCACCACGGGGCCGGTCGGGACTGTCGGGTCAGGCAAGGGGGCGTCGAAATAGCTCATGGAATACTCGGTTGCGGGTTGATGTGTACAGTCTAGCGGGTATCTGCGGGCGGCAGAGAACCGCGGCCGGCATCGAGCGCGAGGTACGCCAGAATCACGGCGCGGGCCGCTTCCCAGCCCTGGCAAACGTGGCAGGAGTGGCCCACGGCGGCCAGGTCTGCAAGCCACTGCGACTGCTCGCTCGTCGGCTTCGGCTTGCGCCCTTGCCGTTTCATTTCAATGCGCAGACCGCAGAAGTTGCCACGGGGCACCGGTAGGTCCAGATCCGGGACACCCGGCTTCACGCCCTCGGCCTGGAGCCCCACCGCGACCGCGGCATACCGCTCGCCGCCGTTGGGTATGGCGTGCAACAGGCGCAGTTCGGGGCGTCGGCGCTCCTCCCAAGCGGCCCAGGCGATGAGCGCGCATTGGTCCTCGTGCTCGGTCGGCCAGACGATCGGGTTGCGGGCCTTGCGGCGGCCGTCGAAGAGGTCAAGTTGGGTCGGGATCGCTGTCATTGGTCGTCGCCGCCACGGTTTCGTTCAGCACTTCCTCGTACAGGACTCGCGGCAGAATGGCACGCGCTTGGCGCATAAACTCGCGCTCGAAACGCACACTCTGGGCCTCAGAAGCGGTGGCGCGCTGCTCCTTTAGGGCAACCCCAAGCGCGATCTGCACCTCGCCGATCTGGCGGCCCTTGATCCGCTCGGCGTGTTTAGCGGACGTAAACCATTCACGGTCGGAAAATACCCCGTCCACCGCCGCCGCACTGCGGGCGTCCTCCAACTGCTTGGTGATCTCGTCCTTGTCGCGCTTCAATCGATCTAGCAGCTGACGGATTTCGTCGGCTGTCATATTGTTGATATTTTTCATTTCAATCACGCAAGAGCATAGATAAGAAAATCGCGCAGTTTCTTGGCGTCTTCCCTGGAAAGGAAAGGAAGCTCAGTTTCTTCTGTTTCAACCAACGTATCGGGAATGTAGGTTATAAAAAACTCGTAATCAGCCCTTAACTCGAATTTCATCCAAGTATCATCTTCGGCGAAAAGATAAAGTTCTTTTGTTTGGGATCGATTAGTCATTATTCTCAGTCATCCGCTGATACGGCCGCACCGCCCACAGGGCGCAGGGCGACCAGTCGCTCGCGAGCCGCCGCCCGCCAGGCGTCGCTGACCACTTTGCGCCGCCGGATGCCCAGGATCGACAGGCACGCCAGTATCTCGTCGCGCGTCAACCGCCGCGTCCACGCCTCCCCGTCGAGCACATGCCACGCACCCCAGGTCGCAGCCGCACCCGGCGCGTGCGGCGCGTGGTCCGGGGCCAGCAGGTCAGCGAGACCGACCAGGATCGCCGTCACCTTGCGCGGCGTCAGGCCCGCCGTTGGGTCGCGGGAGTTGCACAGCCACACGTCCCAACCGCTCGCGATGGGCACGATGCGGCAGAACTTGCCGACGACCGCCCACTCGTTGTCGGCGCAACCGTCAAAATCCTGCCGGATCGCCGTCCTGGAGATCTGGCTGTCGAAGGCGGCGAACAGCTCGGATTTGGTCATCGCTGGGAATCTCCTCGTTTTTGGATAGCTGGCCGGCTACCCGCCACACTCGCACCGCCAGTGGGCCGCTTTTCGCGTAGATGCCATTTTGCTCGACGTTTTAGAAATTCTGCGGGCATTCTAGGCCCGCTCCCAGGGTGCCGTTTGCCGGTTGCCGTCGCGGGCGGTGTAGTCGGCACTCACGACTCCGGCTCAAACAGCGAAAACCCGGCCCGCAGCAGCGCCAGTTGCGCGCAGCACTCGAAACCCCGCACCCACTGGCTCGGCGCCCGTCCCTGCGATGCGTCGTAGGGCGCCTCGGCCGCCAGCAGCCGGCAGGCGTCGCTGTAGTGCTCGCGCAGGACGGCCAGCAGCAGCGCCGGGTCGCCCACCTCGGGCGGGTGGGGTTGGACTTCGACCGGCGGTGCCCGGGGCGGGGGGCGCGGTGGCGGGTCCATCTCGCGCAGCCGGGCCTCCAGCTCGCGCGGGAAAACATGCTCGGCCGGGATCTGCGCCGCCGCCTGGTGGGCCGCCATCGCCTTACGGGCGGCCAGCGCCTCGGCGCTCGGGGCCTGGATCAGCATCGATGCCGCCAGGGCGTCCGGGTCCATGCGTCGCTTGGGCGGGTTGCGACCCGTGTTGTAGCGCGGGCCGGTCACGGCTTGCCCCCCAGTACCCGCGCGGCCAAACGGGCCTCCACGAACGTCAGCGCCATCGCGGCTGTCGCCGGCGGGTAGCCTTCGAGCAGCCGCTCCAGGGCCGCGGCGCACCAGGCGGTTTCGACCTGCATGGACACGGGCAAGGCCGCGATGATGCCCTCCATGATTTCTAGCCTGCCAGCCGTGGTTTTCGGCTGCTGGGTCGCGGCATCGGCCAGCAGGCGGTCGATGCGGCGGATGCGGTCGCTGATATCGCTCATTGGGGGCTCTCCGGGGGTTGGTCGGTAGGGTGGGCAGGGTCAGGGGCCGCGGATGGCTCTACGGGGCGCTGGTGCGCTCTGGCGGCCATCCGCTGCACCGGGTCGGGGTCGGGATTGGACCGCGGCGCCGGATCGAGAAACCAGGCCGGGTCGCGACCGCGGGGGAGGCACCAGGCGCGGATCGCCTCCGGGGTCCAGTCGGCGGCGGTGCGCGGGTGCGCCTCGGCGTCCAGGTCAGCCGACAGGTCGGCCGGGTCGGGTAGGCCGGTCCAGGGCTGGGGCCCGGGGGAGGGGTTGGTCATGGACATATTTGGACGCTACCAGGAACAACCGCCGCCCCGAATTGTTCGCGCAATCGCTTCACCACCACGTCGTTATCGAGTCGCACCACGCGAACCTCCAACCGCAACGCCGGTTCATTAAGTGCGGCGGCTACGGATGACCGCAGCCGTTCCTCAATCGTCGGCGTGCGTAGATCTTCGGCGGCTGGATCAAGTTGCAACGTCAAGTGCCCGTCACTCAACGCGACGAGATTGCAATGACGGGCTAGTTGCGCGGCTATGCCAGTGATCTTTAATCCGTCGACCAGGCGATGCCACTCGGCGGTGTTGGTGGGCAGCTTCCAACGAAATTGCGAGCACGCCGGATCGGTGGCGCGATTTTGGTCTTGTATCATTCCAAGCGCCTTGACTCCCTCGCTCAGTAAGGCGGGCTCATATTGATTGACGTCGAAACCGCCCATGGCGATCTTCTCCGGCAACGGCAGTCCGCGGCGCCGGCTCTCCCTCGTGCACCACCCACCAAGCACTTTGGCGTTCGTGTCGCGCGTCCGGGGATAGATTGCTTGTGGATTGACTCCAGATTTCTTCAAAAAGAGCATCGCGGTCATTAAAACCTTGTCCCCGGTAATTTCGTCAAGGCGCTGGACCGCATCATCAAGCCGAGTGCGACAGTCCGCCACGCCGATGCTGGCTTCGTGCGCGTCCTGCGCGGCCTTATCGGCAACCCGCTTTGCTTCCGCTGATTCTAAAATAGAGCGCGCCACGATCTTCGCTTGCTCGCTTAGGTTCAGCGCAAAATCGGCAAGGTTGTTTCCAGTTAACTCAGGGACGAATGATCCTGTTCTTCTCACTTGAGGAATGATCTTTTCCAAAACCAATTCCTGGAACGGCTCAGCGTTTGGTGTGTTGCACATCAAAGCGAATTGATAGGCTCCATGCTCGTTCACCCACCGGCGATTGATGGTTGCTCCTGATAGCAATTTGACGCTGCCGAGCTTCTTGTACTTCGGTTTAATTTGGTCATAGTACCAGTCGCACGACTTAGCATTGCTCCTTGAAATAAAGTCTTGACCGTCATGTTTCGACGTTATTTTGTAGGTATGCAGCAGCGCATGCAGTTGATCGAAGTCCAGCCATCCGTCTTTGCTTTCGATCCCCTCAATGATAAGAACCTCACCGCTCATAGTTTCACCTCGTACCCCATGCAAAAGATCGTGGTGGTAATTACAAACGACAATCAAGTTGTCCAGGTGGTCATCTGCCCATCGCTTAGGGTAGGTGACGTGATGCACCGCATCCGCGCCGGCCCCGCACAATTCGCACCGATTCCCCGCCCGCTGCCTGGCGGCCCGGCGTAGCGACCGCCACGCCGGGCTGTCGAGATAGGCGCGATAGCTGGCCATCGGTCATACATCACGGCGCATCGAGCGGTTGCGTGACCGGCCGCTCACGGGCGAACCGCGCCAACCCGAGCGCGTGCAGGTCCTCGGCATGGCGATCCAGGAAGGCGCGACGCTGGGCGAGCGGATCGACCAGCGGCGCGGCGGCCTCCGGATCGTCAGGGACCGCTCCGTCCGCCTGGGGCAGTACGGCGGCGGCTACCGGGACCTGCGGCAGCAGCGTGCGGATCGCTTGCAGGTGCCCGAGCGCGGCCTGGTGCTGGTCGCGGGTGCGCGGTGGGGACGGCAGGTAGGTCGCCGGCTGGGCCGGGCGATTGGAGCGGGCCAGCTTGCGGAACTCGCGCGGACCCGGAGGCCAGGCATCCTTGCCGGTCGGCATGACGCTCAGGGCGTGCTGGATTTCCTCTTTGCTCAGGTCGTGGATGTGCGTCCACCACGAGACTTTCGCGTCGCGCACATCCGCGGCCGACTTCATGTCGGCCGACCAGCGCCCCTTGAACTCGTTGCCAAGCTCACGGAACAACCATGCCAGACACGACTCTCTCCGGTGGATCTTGATGTCCGCAATGTTGCTCGTAGTCGAGTCGGTTGAGTTCGCTGAAGGTGGGTCGGTCGGGTCGCTGGCCATGGTTGCCTCCGGGGGTGTTGGTGTGTTGGCCTTGGTTTGTTTCCCAAGTCCTGATTGCTGCTCTCCAGTCGCTCATCGGCTTCAGGGACTTTCCGATTACCCAGCCAGATGAGTTGTTGTAGTTCATGAAACGCTCAGGATCGATGGCATTCCCGCGCTCACGGCAGTAGGCGCGGACCTCCTCAACCGTGGGAGGAACAAATCGGGCGCGGCGGGGAGGGGGTTGCGGCGCAGCCGCCTGCGGTGTCTCAGCAGGAGTCGAGTCGGTCGGGCGCCCCTTCTCCCCCTCTTTCCGGTTCACTGATTGGTTATTGATTGGTTCGTGTCCCGTTTTTGGTACTGCTCCAGTCCCGTTTTCGGGACTGGTCTGGGTCCCGTTTTTGGTACCGGTCCCGTTTTTGGTACCGGTCCCGTTTTTGGTACCGATTTTGCGTTTTTCGACCAGTCCCGTTTTTGGTACTGGTCTTGTTTGTCCATCCTCTCGGCCGATCACCCCGACCAGTTGGTAGTGAGTCCGTCTTCCGTTTCCCCGATCTGCGGAGATCACGCCAACTTTCTCTAGGTGTTCAATGGCCAACATCACTGTCTTCCGGTCAAGTTCAGTATCCATTGCTAACCGCTCGATACTTGGGTAAGCCGTGTGCATTTCGTCGGCGCGATCCGCGATCGAAAGCAACACGAGCTTTGCGCTGCTGCTGTTCACAACTTGCCGCCAAGCCCAGTGGGTAGCGTCGTTACTCATGTTTTTTTCTCAGCGACTTGCGGCGCTTTTCTCGTCCTGATCGCCTTCTGGTTGGACGTTCTGCGCCAGGACCCAGGCATCTACCGCATCCGGGTTGTAGCGGATCGACCCGTTGATGAGCATGAACGGCGGTCCTTTTTTGCTCGCGCGCCACAGGCGCAGGGTCCGGTGCTTGAAGCCGAGGCGCGCGGCCTCCTGTTCTTCGGTGTGCCAGACACGGGGGCGGTTGGTTTCGGTTAGATTTGGCATATTGTGACACCTTGTTGCGGTGTGCCGACTGTATGCCTGAGATAAGGCGAAATCAAGCGCGTTCACGCCACCCCCTCCCCCGACCTTCCCCGCAGCCAGGCCCGGCAGCGAGCCCCCATCGCGCCGTCGCCGACCAGGACGTGCTGGGGCACCAGCAAGATCGCCACCCAGGGCGGTGGCTCGCGGCCGTCGAGCAGGTGGCGCAGCCACGCGCAGGTCGCTGGCTCGGTGGGCGAGCCGGGCGCGCACCAGCGGCAGGTGAGGCACGAGCGCGGGGTCGGGGTGGGGTCAGTGGTCATGGCGCACCGCCCGCCACGAGTCGGCCCGCACCGCCACGAACCGGTCCCCGAACTGCTCGCGCAGGTCCGCCTCCAGGATCTCCAGGGTGTCCTCGGGGGCGATCACGCGCAGCCATCGTCCGGGGTGGTCGGTGACCTGATAGGCGAAGACGTGGCCCTGAGTCCGTGACGGGGCTACGAAAGGGGCGGTCGGGCTCGGTCGCCGCGGGCTCGGCGTGAGGGTAAGTCATGGTTCAATGGCCGCTTGTTGGCACTCGCTGGCCGCATAACGCCGTGGGCAGGGACCGGGCGGCCGGTCGTCTGGATGGCAGGTGCATGGCCGGTCACGCTCGGCGCGGTAGGTCGTCGGAGCGGCATACTCCGGCAGCCGATGCGGATAGCTCGCCAGCCTGCACACCGATGCCACGGCGTCATCGGCGCTGGCGCAGGGTTGGCTGGTCAGGCTTCCGCGCCCGATGCTGGATATCCTAGCGATCCACTGCCCGGCCTCCTGCTGCACCTGGACCGTGACCGCGACCAGGCCGACGCGCTCGATGACGGGACCGCGGGTCTCGGCGCTCACGACGGCTGGCCCTCCGTGGGCCGGCGCAACGCCGCCTCAGCCGCCTCGCGCGCCCCCTCCAGGTCGGTAATCCCCCAGCCGTCGGCGATGCGCTCCAGGGCCGCGCGCAATCGGGCATGTTCCCAGAAAACATCTTCAAAACCAATTGCTTGCAACTTACCTCCGCACCATGTTTGCTTGCGGTCGATATTTGGCACGGTGTCGCCCGGCCACTCGAATAGGATGGTGTGGCGGGTCATGGCGCCGCATACTCCGTGGGAAAGAGCCCGGTCCTTTGCCGCCGCGCCTCGGCCTGGGCCGTGACCTGCAACGGCCCGAAACTGATCGGCCAGCCCCAGCCGGGGACGTAGCCCTTCGAGTCCGGCACCCGCAGCACGTCGGCGTGGGTCAGTTCGCCGATGGCCCCACAGCACAAGTACCGAACCCGGTAGATCACATCGATCTGCCGCGGCCCGGTGGCGATGCGATCGAGGATGCGCAGTTGTGCGACGTAAGTGCCGTCGGGGTAAGGGTCCCAGGTCGCCATCGGCTAATCCTCGGTGTCCGCGGTCTGGCCGCGGTGGTGGTGGGCGGTCTTCCAGGGGGACGCTGCCGCGGCGGTCGCTGCCGCGTGGCATTCACTGTGCGTGTGATCGAGCGTGGAGAGCCCCTGGTCCCAAGTCAGGCGCGCCTGGTAGTACATCTCTCCCGGCTGGATCGCCTCCCCACACCAAGAGCAGAAGTGGGCGCGCATGGCAGTGTGCAGGGTGGCCGGTGAGGCGCGGTAGGGCATGGCGGTCAATCCCAGTTTCCCGCTTGCAGGTCCCAGCGCAGTTCATCGGTCTCGCAGGAGTGGCACCGGCCGCGCTCCCGGCACTCGATCGGCAGGCGGCTACCGCAGATCCGGCAGTGCGTGCGCGGGACTGGCCCGGCCGGTGGCACCCCGCGGGCGAGCTGGGCCAGGGTTTCCAGGGCCTCGATGGGGGTGGGCGCGGGTGCGTGCGGCTGCATGGCTGGGGTCCTGGTGGTTGACGGGGCGGGGGTGGGACCGATACTCGCGGGGTCACGCCGACCTCACGGTGGGAGTGCATCGCCGTCCCCGAAGCCTGATCCGCGTTCGGGGCGGCACCTTTTGTGACACGCGCCCCCGCTGGCTTTGGCTGGCGGGGGCGTTTTTACGTCTGGGCCTGGGCACGCGCCTCGCGCGGCTCATCAGGTTCAACCTTCGCCCCACCCCGCGGCCTCCCGCGGCGCCGCGGGGCGACCGCCACCAGATCTACCCACCCCGGCTCAAACAGGTCCGGGCGCAGCTTCTCGGGGGCATAGCGCCCCTCCGGCTGCTCAGCCGCCAGCAGCCGCGCCAGCCGCAGCGTTTGGCGCGCGCCGGGGAGCAGCTCGCCGAGCATGTATTTCGAGGTGGTTTGTTGGGACACGCCCAGGTAGTCGCCCAGGCGGGTCTGGGTTCTATAGATTGTCCAGGCGCGCTCCAGGGCGGCGTGCAGCAGGCGGCGAGAGGACTGTGACATAGTTGGCATAATCCCTCAGTCAACGTCCTGTACAGTAATCCGTCAACCATCTAACGGGTAGATTCGGACGAACGGCATACAGCGGTTCGCCTTGACCCTGCGCGTTTGCTGGTTAGAATGCGCGGCAACTTACAACCAATAGCGTAAACTAAGGCTATGGACCAACAAGCAAAGACCGATAAATGCCCGGCCGCCGCGACGCATTGGGGCGCGCGGCTGAAGTCGCGTCGGCGCGCGGATGGCTGGTCGCAGGGCGAGTTGGCGGCCCGCTCCGGGGTCAGCCAGCAGACCATCAGTGCGGTGGAGTGCGGGGAGATCGCCAGCAGCCGCGAGGTCGTGAAGTTGGCCGGTGCGCTGCGCGTCACGGTCGAGTGGTTGACGACGGGCCTGGGCGACCCGGAACAACTGCGCCCGCCGCCGGTGGACCTGGAGCGCCTGCCGCTCGCGGAGTTGATGCAAGCGATGGCCGAGCGGTTGTCCCAGGCCGATCCGGTGTTGCGCGAGACAGTGAGTGGTCTTATCGTGCGCTATGTGTGCAATCCGACCGAGCACGCCCAGATTGCTGAGTTAATACAGCGGCTTTTGCCGCCCACCGACCCGGAGGGCGCATCGCCGTAGGACGTTGACCTATGTGCAATCCGTTCCGCGCACCGCAGGAAGTGATCGAGCGCATCCAGGCCGAGGTGTGGCCCACCCTGGGCCTGCCGCTGGTCCCGCTGGCCCATATCGCCCCCGCTGGCTGCCCGCCGACGGTGGTGGCCGACCTGGCCCCCCTGGGGCTCGATGCCGCCCAGGTGGCTGCCGCGGGGCTCCTGCTCGCGGCCATGGAGCCGTGGCTGCTCGATGTCTACGGGGTGCGGGTTGCCGTGTGGGCGCCGGGGTGCGGTGGCGGTTGATCGGGGGCGCTCTGCGCAGAGCGTACAGTCTGCGCAGAGCGTACAGTCTGCGCAGAGGGCGGTGGATAACGTCCGGCCAGGGCAGCAGGATGGCGCGGCGATTGGCACTGATGCCGGCCGGATTACCGCCGCCGACCGGGCGTTGTTGGATTGGGCAAAAATAAACCGGAGACAGTGCGTATGCACTTTGACAAGACCACGCCGTGCCCTTGGTGCGGGACCGAACTGAACGCGGCGGCTGGGATTAGCGATAAAGCGAACACCCCGACCCCAGGCGATTTGTCCATCTGCATCAAGTGTGCCGGGATGTTGTGCTTTGCCGACGACCTGATACCGCAGAAGGCCACTCTGGAGGAGATCGCGGATCTGGACGACGACTCGCGGATCACGCTGCAGCGGGCGCGCGAGTTCATCTTGGAGCGCGCCTGAGCGGCTACACTCACCGTGGGCCGTCCGACTCTCCTCGGCCCCGCACCCGGCACTGTAAGGCGCGCAAACCTGACCGCGCCGGGGGCGTCAACTTACCCATACGACGGGCTTAGTCATCCGCTTAACGATTTGTCAAATATGGATATCTCAGACGAACAGATCGATGCGATCTTTGGCGATTCACCGTACTGCGCCCGTCGCACGATGGACAAGACGCGATACGAGGTCATCCGCCAGACGAACGCCGACTGGCGCGACGTAATTGATGAAGATCCAGAGCATTGCGGGTTTTTCTCGACTTACGATGAAGCCGAGACCGTGCGCCGGCGCCGGCATGTTCGGTTTGTTTTTACCAGCGGATCACCCATGCCCAACGACACCCTGACCCTGACCGGCATCACCCCCGGCCCGGCCGCCCCCTTGCCGGAGCCGCTCGCCTCCCTGCTGCTGCTGATCGACCCTGGCGACGGGTCGGGGTTGCGGTTCTGGTTGAACGGCTATCGCGGGGCCGATGATGAGTTTGTCTGGCACAGAGTAGGCGGGGACGAGCCGCCGCTCCCTGATGCCTGGCGCGTGGTGCGGTGGTTTGCCCTGCCCGAGCCGGAGTAAACCATGAAATTCAAGAAAGCCAATTACCTAAAGTGGGACAAGGGAGAAGCCTTGCAGTTGTGGCAGGTCGCGTGCCTATGGGCTGACATTGAGCCGCCGGCTTCCGTCGCCGAATTTCGGAAGGACTATTTGAAGCACAAGGGCATTTCGGAAAAGTACACCATGTTGATGGATGCGGTCGCATCAGGCGAGCTGAAAAGTTCGCATCACCAGTGACCCCATGCCGACCGATACCAGACCCACCCACGACCCCGAGCGCGAGCGCCTGATCCACTTGGTCGGCTATCTGCGCGGGATGGCCACGCGACCGGTCTATGGCGCGGCGGCGCGTGCCCATCTGGATGCCGCCGCAACGGCGATCCTGGAGGGCCTGGCGGGCGTGGAGCACCTGCCGGGGGCCTGGCCCCAGGTCCCGCCCGAGACGCCCCAGGGGGCCGCGTGAGCGACCTGGAGGCGCGCATAGAGGCGACGCGGGCGATCGCCAGGACGCGGGGGAAGAAAGCGGTAGCCGGTCCTTTGGAGCCGCCCGCACCAGCTCCCGCTGGGACGCTTCCGAAGTGGCCTGAGCCGGTACGCGGAGTCCCCAACGGGATGCTGCGCTCTTCCTTATTTGGAGCCGTCGCCAGGGGACCGCGGGTATTTCTCACCGGCGTTCACGTTGCCAGTGTTGCCGGAATCGACCTGCTCTACACTGGCCCGCGGCTCGATCAGGCCGACCTGGACGTGTGGGAATCATGCCTGCACCGAGCGCGACACGCCCCTCTGACCACGCCGATAGCCTTTACCGCCAGAGAGTTTTTACGATCCATTGGGCGCTGCTCCGGGGGCAAGGACTTGGAATGGATCAAGAACGCGATCCGCCGCCTGACTTCCGCGAAGGTGGAGATTGTCGAAAAAGGAAAGCCGGCGAGGTCGGGTAATCTGCTCGCCAAGTACGAGCGCGACGATCAGGACCAGCACTATGTCGTCTGGGTCGATCCGGAGATTTCCGCGTTCTATGGGGTGAGCGACTGGACGCAAGTCCAATGGGAGCAGCGCCTGAAGCTCAAAGGCATGGCCCTTGCTCAATGGCTGCACGGCTTCTACGCCACCCATGCTAAACCCCATCCACTCAAGGTCGAGACCTTGCACCGGTTGTGCGGCAGCGAGACCAAGGCGCTGAACGACTTCCGACCGAAGTTGCGGGTTGCACTGGAACGGGTCACCGCCGCGACCGGCTGGACCTGGACCCTGGGCGCCGACGACTTGGTGCGCGTCGAGGTCGTTCCAAGCCGCAGCCAGCGCCAACACCTGATGCACCGGAAAGGGCCGACAGACTCGTTTTCCGGGCGTTAAGTTATGCACGGGGGTGCGGGATAGAAGGCGCACTTGGCGCCCCAGGGTGCGGGATAGAAGGCGCCGACCCGCGGGATAGAAGGCGCCAGGGTGCGGGATAGAAGGCGCCGATGGTATTGACTATACCCAGATATATCAATGACGTGTGCGCGCTTGGCGGACCCGCTAATCTTCTCTTAATCTGAACTTAAATCCGCGCGCGCGGCTTCGCCTGCGGCGCACGGGACTTTTTACACGCTTCGCCAGAATAAAAGAGGGGACCAGCGCCAACCGGCCACGCCCGCGCTTTGGCCGATAGCTGGCCGATAGCCCGCGCACCATCGCGCCCGCCCTAACCCGCTACCAGGTTGCGCGCTACGCTCCAAGTTGTATTCTGAGGGACAGGCCAGCCCGCACCGGACGGCGCGGGGTTCAGGCGGAAGCGGAGGCCGCGGCTGAAGCGGAGACGGTAGCCCGGCGGGACCGCGGCTTGAGCGCAGGCGCCACCGGCAGGCCGAACGCTTCGGGGTGCATCAGTTGCAGAAGCTGGCGGCGCGCCTTGGAGATCCCGACCTGGCGCCACTCCGACACGGAGGACGATTTGATCTGGCACAGCCGAGACACGGCGGCAGTTCCACCAAGCCGGTCGATAATTGCTGAGTCTGGATGTAGGGATTTAGCGTCGTGGTTCATGGTGGCGATCCTGACCGCATAGCGCGGGACTCTTACGGTAGGGCAGCCGCATCCAGGAAGTCAAATAGTCGCTATGTAGTCGCTCCAGTACGACGTAGGTAGCCCTAATATTTCGACTATGACCCCGTTGTATAGGTTGGTAGGGTAGCCTACTATGGGCGCACCCCAACAGCGATCGATCTAACCAGCGGATCAACCCCATGCACGCCATCACACTTAACCGCCACCCCTCTCCCGCCTACGCCCTGAGCGCCGCTCGCGGGTTCATGCCGGACCCGCGTTACGGCGCCAGCCGCCCCGACCCCAACGCCCCGGACCTGGACGACGACGGGCACCTGGAGCCCGACTTCCCGTGCACCCTGGCACCGTTCGGCGTGGTCGCCGTGGAGGACTTCTGATGGCCGCTAAGCCCTTCCCCTCCGAGATCGCCGATGTCGTGGTCAGCGGCGCGAAGCCTAACCCGGCGTTCAGCGACGAGATGAACGCCTGCACCCACTTCCTGCAATACCGCCGCGCCGTCCCCTGCGCCCATTGCGGGAAGATGAAGCGCAAACACTGGACCTATCTCCAGTTCTTCCGGGTTGGGGAGTTGGTCGCCTTCGCCGTGAGGCTCTCGGACAAGGAGTACCCGCCGCTGACCCCGGTGTGCACCGACCACCTGTTGCGGCCCACGCACGAGGTCCAGTCGTGAGCGCCCCCGTCTTCATCGTCACCTTCCGCCCGCCGCGCACCGCAGTCGTCGGCGCCCCCGTCATCCCGACCGTCGGCTACCGGGTCGACTACCGCCAGGAGGCCGAGGACGCGATCAGCGATGCGGCCGTCGCCGCGGCGCGCGAACTTCCGGGCTGGCTGTACCTGCACTGCCGCGTCGAGGTCAAGATCCCCGCCGACTCCCACCACCACGCACAGAGGATCGCCGCATGAGCACCGTCCCGATGACCTACGAACAACAGCGCGCGGTCGCGCTCACCCCGGCCCTGATCCCGTTGTCTGACATTGAGCGGATGGCCGGCGCCATCGCCAAGTCCCAACTGTTCGGCGTCAAGAGCCCGGATCAGGCGCTGGCGCTCATGCTCATCGCGCAAGCGGAAGGCCGCCACCCGGCCATCGCCGCGCGCGACTACCACATTATCCAGGGCCGCCCGACGCTCAAGGCCGACGCGATCCTGGCCCGCTTCCAGGAAGCGGGCGGGCGGGTCGAGTGGCACGCCTACACCGACACCAACGTCGACGCCACCTTCACTCACCCCTCCGGCGGCAGTCTGCGCCTGGAGTGGACCATTGACCGCGCCAAGCAGGCGGGCCTGCTCGGAAACGACACATGGAAGAAATTCCCGCGGGCGATGCTGCGGGCGCGGGTGATCTCGGAAGGGGTACGCACGATGCTGCCGGGCGTGATGTGCGGGGTCTACACACCCGAGGAGGTCAGCGACATGGAGCCGGCGCGCCCGCGGCCCACCAACGTGCGCAACATGGGCCGCGCCGAGCGGGTCGATACCGCGCCGGCCGCCACGCAACCCGCCCCCGAGCGCGCCAGCGCCCCGCAGGAGCCGCCCCAGACCCCGGCCGACCCTGACCCACGGACCCACACCGCGAGTTCGCCAGCGACCGACCAGACCCCGCCCCCCGGCCCCTACATCAGCGAGGCGCAGCACCGGCGCCTGGAGGCGCGCATCCACGAGATGGGCCTGAAGCGCGAGCGCGTGAAAGACTGGATCGCCCGCGCCTGGCGGGTGCAGCACCTCAACGAATTGCCCGAGGCCCTGCACGACAAGCTCGATGTGAAGCTGGAGGAGTGGGCCGCGCAGGCGCAGTTGCGTGCCGAGCGCGAGGCCGCCGAGGCCGCGCAGCAAACCGCGGCCGAGGTCCAGCCTAGCGCCGCGGTGCTTGATCTGCGCCGGCAGGCCGCCGCCGCGCGGGCCGAGGCCAACGCAGACAGCAACCCGCCGGCGCGCGCCGATGCCGACTGGCGGGCCGCGGAGTTGAACGCACAGGCCGCCAGCCTGTACGCGCAGGAGATCGCCGCCAAGACCGAGACCTACGATGACCGCGCGCGCCGCCTGGAGCAGGCCGCGGCCGAGCGCGTGCCCGGCGCCGACGATGATGCGGGGGATGGCGAGGCGATGACCGGCGAGGTGTTGCCGGCCGCGCCGGACCCGGCCCCCACGCGAGGTAAGAAGCGCGGTAAGGCCCCGGCGCACGATCCGGAAACTGGCGAGTGGCTGGACGCGGCGGGAGTATGAAGATGAACCAGTACGAACGAGAGGAAGATCGCCTTGATCGCGACTTGCGCGAGGGACTGATCACGCGAGAAGAGTTCAGACAGCAACTGCGCGAACTGCAACGCGAGCAGCGGGGCGCGGCAGAGGAGGCCGCCGAGCGCGCCTACAACGACGCGATGGGGCGGTGGTAGCCATGGACAACAAGTGGCAACCGATGGACACCGCACCCCGCGACGGGACCCCGATCGTGGCCTGGTGCGATCATGCAGCAGACCCCTACGTCGAGGAACCTGGCGGGCACACGCTGACCGCCTATGGCGCCTGGGCCGAGGGTGAGGGGCATGTGGATGACGGGCTGAACGTGGTGCAGTGGGGCGGGGGATACAGCGACGACGGCGGACTGGAAGGCCCGCACGAGGAAATGCCCGATTGGTGGTTTCTGCGCGGCAGCGAGTTCCAGATCCCGGCCAACCCGGTGCGGTGGTTTCCGATTCTGACACCGGCTGAAGCGGCGCGGCAGCGGGACCTGGCGCGCCAGATCGATGCGGCCGTTCGAGCCGCAGGTGGTGCGTGATGGACCTTGACGCGATCCAAGCCGGCCAGCGGGTGATCTATGTGCCAAACCACGCCAACGGCGACCCTACCCACAAGGACTGCGAGCACGGCATGGTCAGCAGTAAGAACCACGTCAACGCTTTTGTGCGCTTCGACCAATCGGTGGCGCGGCATGGGTGGGAGCGCGCCACCGCCCAATCGTGCGACCCCGCGACGTTGGTCCCGGAGGTGTCCTGGTGACCATCAGCACCGGCCAGACCGAGCCTGCCGCAACCATCAACGAAACCGCCCTGGAGACCCCCATGCCCCTGTACGCCGTTGACATGGATTGCTGTGTCTTGGTGATCGCCGACAACCTGCGGCAGGCCGAGGAGATTGCCCTGGGCCAGATCGCGAGCCCCCTGCGTTCCGATTTTCGCGTCTCTTCGGGTTTGATCGAGAAGACCGCCGACCTGGATGACCTGGGTATTGAATTGACACTGGAGCGGAGACTGGTCGGTTCCGACCCCGGCGACACCCGCACCATCGGCGACCACCTGGCCGCGGGTGCGGCGCCTGGGGGTGAGGCTTGAGCACCGCGGAGCTTCGTCCATGCCCCTTCTGCGGCGGTCGGGTCGGGGCGGTTCAGACGCACCCCAACGGCGATGCGTTCGTCTACTGCCAGCCGTGCGCGGTGCAGTTTGATTTCGGGCGAGCCGGCGATCGCGTGATCGAGGCGGTTTTCAACCGCCGGGCGCCCGCCACCGCGGCGCGTCCGCACCGACAATCCGCCGCTGGAGGCCAGCCATGAGCACCGATCTGGAGTGGTACGGCTACCAGCACATTGACGGCTCGGTCCACCTGAAGCGCCACACGCCCGGAGACGATCCGGTGGCGCGCGACCTGGCTGGCAACGCCTTCGTGGCGGCGATCGTCCCGCCGTTTTCCGCGCCGGATCGCGCGTCGGCGTTGGCGATGCTCAAGGAGCGCCTGCACCGGCCCGCGACGCTCGCGGAACTGTTCGACGCCTACCGGCGCACCGGGATCCCGCGCGACGCCCCGGCAGTCCAGGTGAGCGAGATGCGCAAGGGGTTCTACTGCGGCGCTGCGGCGATCCTGTCGATCATGGCGGGGTTTGACGACGACATGGACGAGGAGGTCGGAGCGCAGCACTTGGGCAATCTCGACGCCGAGTGCCGGGCGTTCTTCAAGAGGCTGAGGCACTGATGGGCTCTCAAACCGAAACCGAGTACCGCGTCTGGGCCATCATCGGCCCCGGCGGCGTGGTCGCCGACAGCGACTTCCAGGACGAGGCCGCGGCCTGGCGGGTCGTGCTGGGTTGGCCGGATGCCGACGACATCGCCGCGGCTAAGGCGCGGGGATTTCGGGCGGTCTACGGTCGGTTCGTGGTGGATGGCGGGGGCGAGTGATGACCTACGAAGCGTGGCGCATTTCCTACCAGTCCGACGAACAAGCGGCGCGAGCGGCCTTCGCGGAGGTCGAGCGGTTACGGCGCGGCCGGATCGCCGATTTCGTCGCCGGCGTGCGGTGGTGGGAGTTCAGCCGCACCGGTGCGACCCTGTGGGGTGAGGACCGGCAGCTGGCTGAGGCCGCGGCGGTGGCGCGGTTGGCGGCAGAGCAGGCGCCGCCTGATTCCGACCATGACCAACCAGCGCACTGTCAAGCCATTTAATTTAGGCCAAGCGTCGCGACCCGCCCGTCGGGAAAACGCGGTGCGCGACGCTGGCCTGGCTGCCGCCCCTGTGGTACTCGCGCCCGCGCGCCCGGACGCGCCGTTACAGCGTCGTTTGCGGTAGCGCAAGTCCGTGATTTATTTAACATAATTGGTATTATCGGCCATAGTTCACGAAGCGAGTAATTTATGAGCGACCCAGAGAGCCCAGAAAAAACGGAAAACGAAGCGTGGTATGACGCCGAGATTGCGCCGGCGTTGGCCGCACTGGCAATCCGCTGCCAGGAGCGCGGCATGTCGTTCATAGCAACCGTCGAGTACGATCACGGCGAACGCGCGGGGACTTATTACCTGATCGAAGACGGAGGACTGGAAATGCAGATGCAATACTACTGTGCAATGACGGTCCCGAGCGTCGACGCCTACGTTATAAAGCTGATCCGCCACTGCAAGCGTAAAGGGATCGACACGTCAGGCAGTCTCGTGTTGAGCAGGAGCGAGATCCCTTGACCGCCCCCGCCCCAGCCGATAATGCCGATCTGAACGCCGCGGTCGCCGCCGAGCGTGTGCGCTGCGCGGCCATCGTTGACGCCCAGCCCGACCACGGGATCAGTTACCGCTCGCTGTGGCGGATTTCCGAACTGATCCGCGCGGGGGGCGCGCCACCGACGACGCCCGCGCGCCGTACCGATCCAGATTCAGATCTGCGCCGCGACGCCGAGCGATACCTGGCGCTGCGAGACAGCGGATATTTCGCATACGGATTCGATCCGTTGACAGGAAAATGTGTCTGGACGCTTGCAGGCAGCGCTGACGTTCAAATCACCGACATTGACGCCGCCGCCGATGCGCTGATTGCCAGGAAAGCACCATGACCACCCCAGCCCCTGCGGCCAGCCAACACCCCGGAGCCGTCGCCACCTGGCTGCGCCGCACCGTGGCGGCCCTGCGATCCTATCAGGCCCATGAACCCTTCGAGTTGGCAGTGCCCTGCGGGACCTGCACCGCCTGCTGCCACGGCTATGCCGTCGAGGTCCGCGCGAGCGACGACCAGACCTTGGAGACGGTACCAGGGACAGGCGACTACGACCGTATCCTGCCGCACGCCGACGACGGGGCCTGTGCGTACCTGATCGATGGTCGGTGTAGCGTCTATGCCCGGCGGCCGGCGAGTTGCCGAGAATACGATTGCCGGCGGTTGTTCTTCTGTCGGCTACAGGGGGATCGTGCCGATATCAACGCGGCGATCAACCAATGGAGCCCGGAGCGCGTCTTCAAGACGCCAGAGGATCGCGCGGTCTTCCAGATGCTGATGGACGTGCGCGAGGAGGCGATGGCGAACGACAAGCGGGACAACGGCGGGCGCAACACGATCGAGTCGGCGGCGGTGGTCTGCGTGGCGCTGGCGTCCCAGCGGTTGGCGGGGGTGACGATATGAATATCATGAACGACTTGCACGCGGTTGGCCTGAATCCATTCGGCGTGCAATTGGTGGCCGAGTCGATGCTGAGGTCACCGCTTGCGCCAATGAGCGTAACCCAACCGCTGACGCTGTTCTTCCCGGTTCATCGGGACGACTGCAAGGGCTGGCGCGGAGTGAAGATCACTCTCGAAGCGGTGCCAGATGAGGCCCAGAAGCCTGACGGCGAAGCGGACGGAGAGGCTAATGGATAACGACGGACTGGATGTGGGCGCGACCGTCGATCGCATCATGGCCGCGCTTGCGGAGGTTCCCGCGGAGCAACACCTCGCTGCCGCTGAGGTGCTGGTCAACATCGGCATCGCGTTGATGAAGGGGCTGGCGCCATTGGAGCAGGTCCAAGGCTACCTGGAGGCGGCGACCAAAGACTGCCAGGAACCGAAACAAGTTGTGGCGCGGTTTTCGCCGCGGCATTAGGCGGGGCCGGAGCCCCGCGTCACGATCAGACCGGTTCATCCTCGGCCGGCGTATTGGCCGTGATCGCATCGGCCAGTTCCTGAGACTGCGCCGCCAAACGATCGCTGAGTGCCTGCACGGCCGTCGGATCATTGCTGGCCAGGGCGTCCTTGAGTTGCTGGGAAATCCCGTTGAGCAGGGTGATCGCCGAGTCGGCGACGGTTTCAATGGCGGTGACTTGTTCGGTCAGGGCGTCGAGGGAGACGGACATAGCGGAAAGCCTCGTGTGGATGGCGGAGAGCTGCGCGTCCAGGTGGTCGAGCAGATGGGGTGGGGCCGCGAACGACCCGAGATAGAGATTGTGGATCGTCACCTTGGTGTGCCCCAGGTGATCGGCGACCAGGTGCAGCCGATCCACTTCGGCCTGGGCCGCGCGCAACAGCCGCTCGCACTCGCGCAGGCGATGCTCGGGGGTTCCGGTGAGGCGCCAGTAGGCGGCTTGTTGGTAGTCGTCGTAGTCGGCGGGCTTGGGCATAGGGTCGCCTGGGGGTGGGATAACCTACTAATTATAGACGAAGAAGGCTTTGAGCATGAAAGAACCCATCGAGGAAAAGTACGCCGTCGAGATGAACGAGATCGGGCGCATCTTGGACCATGCGCTGCACGGCGGCGGGTTCTGCCTGCTGGTGTTCGACCGCAACACCACCCAGGGGCGGATGAACTACATCAGCAACGCCGTGCGCGAGGACATGCTGGTGGCGCTCAAGGAGTTCATCGCCAACGCCGAGGGGCGGATGCTGCCCGAGTCGAGCGACCGCCATGACTAGCCCCCGGTCCCCGATGAACGTCGTCGTCGTCATCGCCGGGAAGCCGGCGCTCCCGGTGCGCGCCCTGCCGTTCTGCATCGACTGGGAGCGTGTCCGGGAGATTCCTGGTCGACGCGAAACGTGGGATGCGATCTTAGGGTCGTTGGATACCTATCGCGCGGGACCCAAACTCAATCGGTATACCGCCTATCCCCGGCGGCAATGGCTGGCCGACTGGAGATCGTTCTGTGCAGCCGAGCGGATCGACAAGGCCGCGCTGGAACGATTACCGGCTGGTGTGTTCGTCTGGAAATACGACCTGGATCAAGCGACGGGGCATCCCGCGCCGGCGCTGCCCTAACCCCCAGCCCCGAACGCTGCCGCCGCCTCCTGCCTGAGTTCCGGAGACAGCGCCTTCAGGAACCGCGCGCTGCTGGTCAACTTCAGCGACTTCACCCGCTGGCGCAGTTGGGCATGGGTCCACTTGATCGGGGTCTCCGGGTTGGTCTTGTTCCACCCCGCAATCTGCTCCTTGGCCGCCTGCACCCCGGCGGCATCGCCCTTGAGTGCCGCGCGCGCCATGTGGTCCATGTAGGCCGACTCCATTTTCTTGCGGTAGGTGTCGCGCTCCAGGATGCTGTACTTCTGCTCGTTGAACTGCGCCACGCGCACGGGGTTGAAGCCGATCGCCTTGAAGATCGACTCGGTGCGCGAGAGCGGAATCAGCGGCGTGCCAAACCGGTCTTGCGCCTCACCGGTGAGGATCGCCGAGGTCCCATCCACCAGGCCCTTGATGGCGCGCGGCATGGCGGCGTAGGCGGCCCGGCTCCAGTTGCCGCGCGCGGCCTGCTCGGTGGCGGTACCGAGATCCTTGACGATGCCGGCGATCGGCCCCCACAACTCCGACTGCTCGCGGGCCGATCCGATGTTGCCTGGCTTCAGTATCCCGGTGCCGGGGATCAGGTTGCCCATGCCGACACGACTGGCGATGTCGAACGGCAACCCGGCGCGGCTGATGCCATGAGTGACCACGGGGCCGATAGCCTCGCCCAGCAGGGCGTTGGCCCACCGGTCCAGTTCCTCCTTAGACTGGAAGTTGTGCCCGAACCACTGCATCAGGGTGTCGATGATGTCCTCGGCGTCGTCGGCGCCCGGCAGTCCCCCGAGTCCGGCCCCGACTACCAGGGCGGCCAGCATCAGCGAGCGTTGCTTCAGCGGCATCCGCGCGAGCAGTTCGAGGTAGTTTACGGTGAACATTTTGAAGGTGAACAGCGGAGCGCCAAGCCCGCGCGCCCACACCGGCCGGTTCTCCTTGCGCATGACGAACTGCGTCTGGTTCACCGCCTCGGCGGCATAGTCATAGGCGCCCGCGTCCTTCAGTCCGTTGCCGAGCGCCTGGTTGTAGGCGGCGATGAACGTCACCTGACGGTTTGCTTGCTCGGCGAGCGAAAAGAACCCCCCCCATACCGTCATCACAAACTGCGCGTTGGGGCCGCTCATGAAGCCGCTTGGGCTCAGCGTCCCGCCGCGCGCCGTCGCCATCAGGTTGTAGATGCCCTGGGGCGAGATCAGCCCCTCCTGCTCGGCCTGCAGGTAGGCTTTGCCGAGCGCCGTCGCCGGGTCCGGCCGCCCCTTGCGCCCCTTGAGCACCTGGGCATAAGCGTTCTTCAAGAGCCGCGTCACGTTTCCCGGCTGATGGGTCAGGTAGGGGGCGGTGACCATCGGCACCTGGCTGAGGTTGGTCAGCGCGGAGGACACCGACGCCCCCAGGTACCAGGCGAACATAAACTGCCGCAGCCCGGCGAACTCCTCGCCCGGATCGGCCAGGTAGTCGCGCAGGTTGATGGCGTAGTCGCGCAGATCCCCGTGGCCCTGGGGGATCGCGTCGATGGCATAGCCCACGTCCCCGGCGTGCAGGTTGTTGGAGGCGAGCCGGGCGTTGCTGACGATGTAGCTGGCCAACACCCGCTGCGCCTCGGGCGAGTAGCCGGCGATGCCCTCGCGGTGCAGGGTGCGCTTCAGCGCCGATGCCTCGGCCGCGGCGAGCCGGATGTACTGCTGCATCAGCGCCGCGGTGTCTTTGCCGTCCTGGCTGGTGGTATCGATGTGGTCGGCGAAGAGCGCGAGGGTGTCCATGTTGAGCCCGCGGAACAGCTTGTGGCCCTCCTCGCTGGTGATGCCGTGGTGGACCTCCTCCCCCGGTCCCTTGGCCGCATCGATCGCCTTGAAGGCGTCCATCTGCTCGGCTTCAGAGGCGTACTTGCGGAAGAACACCACCTTGCGCTCGGTCTGCCCGGTCACCGGGTCAGTCTCCTCAGCCCATACCGTGACCGCGAACTGACCGAAGCGCATCAGCGGGAAATAGGCATTGTCCTTCAGATCCGCGACCCGCTCGGCGATGCCGTCGATGCTCGCCTGGGTGGCGTCGATCTTCTTGACAAGGGCGTCGGCTTGCTTGAGCCCCATCTCGGCCGCGTCCAGATTCCTGGTGGACTGCGCCAAGGCCCGCGCGGTGCCCTGCTGGGCTTTCTGCGCCGCCGTCAGGTCGGCGTGCGCCTTGGTATAGGTCTTGGCAGTAGCACCGTCCAGGGCCTTCTGAGCGCGCGTCAGGGCCTGCTGCGCCGCGGTGTCTGCCACCTGGTCTGCGCCATGCTCCCCGCGCATCAGCGTGACCATGTGCCGCGCCTCCTGGAAGCGCTGCACCGCGTCCTCGCGCAGCGGGCTCAGGGCCTGCTCGGCGTTGCTCGCGGCCTCCGCGACGTTCTCCCCCAGGATCAGGCGCGACAGCCGCCCGCTCATCGCATGGCGCACGGGGGGCGGTAGATCGGGGTGCAGTTCCTCCAGCAGCGCGCGCAGCGCCCCGGCCTGGAAGGTCTGCGCGGTGCTGTCGAGGCTGCGGTGGGTGGCGGCCAGCGCCTGGGTGTAGCTCGCGACCTGGCGCGCGTTGAGCCCGCGGGCTTGCAACTCGGCGGGGCTGTAGCGGTGCTCGGCCAGCGTCCCCTCGTTGAGCGCCAGTTGGACCGCGGCCAGCTCGCGCGGGCTCATCGCCCCGCGCACCAGCTTCGCCGAACGCCAGGCTGCGCGCGGCCCCTGCTCCATCTGGGTGAACCAGTGCGGGGCCAGCGCCTCGGCCTCCATGGCATAGCTCGAATTGGAGTCGGCCTGGCGCGACAGCCCGTCATAGACCGGCCGGAACTCGGGCTGGTTGAGTGCCAGGTTGCGCGGGGTGCCGACGGTCTTGTCCCAGCCGCGCACGCGCTTGGACGTGGCCCGGCCGGGGATGTTGTAGCCGTAGGGGGCGTAGCGTTCAAAGGCGGCAGCAATGCGGCTAGTGAGGGTGGGCGTGCTGGCGACCCGCGGCCCGGCCGGCGCCCCGCCCAGGGCGTAGCGGATGTCGGGGGAGGGGCCGAAAGCTCCGGTGTTATCTGTCGCTGACTTGACGTTTTCCGACTTCAATATTATCAATTCCATGTGTTTGTCGGCCGTAGCCCCCTCTATCATCACTGAATCGTACCCGCGATCCAATAACCACGATCTCACTTTTTGTGGGTTGGTGTCGATCTTATCCGAATCAGATAATAGTTGCGTCTCGATCTGGCGGTTTTTGAGTTTTACAAAATATGGATTTTCCGAATTTGAATAAAACGCTCGCACCTCGCCGCCGTATTGGGGGCTAATCGCGAACATCCGGTTAGGAGTGAAAAAGAACCCTATTTTCGATCCTTCCGTTCTTGTGTTCGTTCCCATCTTGTCCGGTTCAAATGTCGTGAAGGTCGGGTCTTTGTCTCCGCGATAGAGTGCAACAGGCTCCCCCGCTTGATCGACCATTGCGCTATTGCCGAACCAGCGCGCAAAGTTCTGCCACGCCAACCCCCCATCCGGTGCCCGCTGCTCGCCGAAGCGCGCCTTGGCCCAGGCCACCACGGCGGGGCGGTAGGCGGACTCGGTGAACTCTCCGGCGGTTCCGGATGGTTCCCCCGCCCGGCCGGTGGCATAGCGGATGTCATCACCCTTGGTTCCTTTCCGCGCAATGCGAACGCCGTTTTTCTCCAACTCTGCGCGCAGTTGTGGCGTGACCGTGTTTTCAGGAATACTCAGCCTGTTCTTGTTGACGATCGCCGCAATCTTCTGCGCTACCTCTGAGTCAGGAACGACTCGCTTGATTCTCAGGTACCGAGAGAGCACAACCTCGCGCCCACCGGGAACCTTGGACGCCACCACGCCGCTGTTCCACTTGTTTGGTCCAACTTTTTTGACTGATCCTTCCGCTTGATAACCGCTTGTTATCTCGCTTATGGGAACCTCGACTTCCACGGTCACAAGCTGGGGACGCTCTACCCCATCATTCTTCCATGCGGCAGTGAACTGGTCATTCAATGGAACAGGGGAAGCGTGGAAGTAAGGGGCATACAGTGCCCACGTCGTCCCGCCACCTGGCTTTTTAAGCGGGAACTGCCCTTTATACATCCCGTCAGTCGGAACCAAGTCCGGCCGTTCCTCGGAACGCATCCACTTCCCGACTGGCTCGGGCTTACGCAGCGCAAGATTACCCATCTCGTCGGTCATCTTCGCCGACATTGGCGGATACAGTTTGCCGTCGATCATCGACATAGCGCGGTAGAGTGTGACCGTCTTTCCTGCGTCAAACTCCTTGGCTTGGGATGATGGCACAAGGCGCGGATCAGCCTGGTTATCCACTCCAACGTCAGCCAGGTATTCGGGAGCAAATTCGGTATCGGCCCGCCCGGTTGAGAACCGCCACCCGCCCGTTCGCTCACCGGCCATCTGCCCAAACCTTGCCCGCAACTGCGCCCGCACCCGATCCTCCCCGGTGCGGTTGTACTGCGCCACCCCGGCGACGATCTCGCGCAGGTCGGCGTCGGAGAAGTGCAGCACGAAGCCGGCCTTGCGCAACCAGGCCCGGATCGCGGCATAGACCCGGCGCAGGAAGGGCAGGTCGGCCTGGGCGTTGACCTCGGCCAGGTGCGCCAGGAACTCATCAGCCGCTTCCCGGCGTTCGTCCAGGTTTTCCATGGACAAACCCCGTGCGCGGGCGTACAGGGCAACGTCGGCCTGGCGGTCGGCGATCAACTCGTCCAGGAAGGGGTTGAGGGTTGGGCCGAACGCCTGGCGTAAGCCACTGTGAAACGCCTCATGACTGAGGACCGTCACTATCCCATCGCGCACGTCGGCCAAATTGTCCGCCACCGCCCAGATGGTCCCCTTGGCGCCCTTCTCGCCGGGGATGAACACCGCCTTCGCCGTCGCGCTCGGGTTGGCCTTGCGAGCCTCGCGCAGCCCCGCCACGGCCGCCGCGGGCAGTTCCCCTTCCGTCTGCACCACCCGGAGGTCGGCCGCGCGCGAGAGCCCCTTGAGCTTGGCAAACAGGGGTTGCAGTTTGGCGTCGAGGAAGGCTTGCGTCAGGCGCGGCAGGTCTGGGGACCGCGTGCGGGTCTGGGTCGGCACGCCGGGGAGGTTGCCGAGCGAGAAAAGCGCCTCGCCCTGGTCATCGACAGACTCCTCGTCCTCGCCCTGGTCCGCCGCATCCGCCTGTTCTTCGGCTGCCGCATCGACCACGACCGACTTATCCTCGGTGGACAGCAGCAGGTCCGCAGTCAACCGGTCCAACTCATCGGCCTTGTCGCGCAACTCGTCGGCCTGCGCGAAAGGCTTTGAATACTCAGCTTCCAACCGCGGAATCTCGCGCTGCGCCTCCTTGAGACCCACAATGCGGTCCTGATTCTTCCCCTCGATGTGCGCGAGTAGTCCCTGCGCCAAAGTGCGCGGGGTGGTGTCCGCGCCAAACTCGTAACTGCCGCGTTTGGTGGCAAGGATCGACACGAAGTCGTCGGCGTGCGGTTCCAGGCGCGTGTTGTCCTTCACCGTCCAGGTGGCGCTGATCCCGTGCCCGGCGAAGATTCCGACCGACAACGGGGGTAGATGATGGCGAGTGGGATAATTGGACCAGGGCAACAACGTGCCTTTGTTCTTCGGGTTGTCGTGCCAATCCTTATCGGCCTGATCGTAAGCCGCGGAGTCTTGCGCCCGCAGCTTATTCGCCTGCCCTTGATAGGCAGCAATCAGCGCCTTGGTGATATCGCCAGCCCGCTTGTTCTGCGCATCTTCCTGGAACGAAAAGGCGGTGGCGGTCGCCCGCTTGGGCTCGAAGATCAAGAGCCCGCCGTCGATCGTCAGGTCTTCGAGTTGGTCGCGGTATTCGCCCTGCTCCGGCGTTTCGGCGAGAGCCTGCTTGACCCATGCCTTCGCCCGATTGAGTCGCCCAAAGACATCGCGGCGGGCTTCTTGGTAGGCGCGTTCCAGTGCCGCCATGCGGCGCACGTCGGCCTGAAGGTCAGCCCGGCGCTTGATGCGTGGATCGCCACTGAAGGCGGCCATCGCCTCGCCTGCGCTCATGGTGTCTTGCGACACGTCCTCGATGGTGCGCTCGATCAGGTTCTTGCTGAGAATCTTGTCGACAATGATGCCCTTCTGCTGCACCTTGTCCCAGACGAAGGTGTCCACCGTGCGCTCGGCACCGATGTTGAGGACCTTCACTTCACTGAACAGGTTGCCGAAGCGGATACCGCGGCCGTTGCGTTGCAGCCAGTTGGAGAGGTTCCACCAGACATCCATGTGCAGCAGTAGGGAGACGCGCGTCTGCACGTTCACCCCGGTGCCCATGGTCGACGTTGATCCGATATAGACCCTGATCTTTCCGGCCCGCACTCGCCCATGCTGCGCCAATCGCGCCGCTCGCCGCACATCGGTCGAGCCGCTGGTCTCTTGCGCAAAGGCGATCTCTGCCGCCGGGATTCCGCGCTCGATTAACTTCCTCTTCAGTTCGTCGTAGATCGAGAAGCGCCCTTCTTTGTTGGGCACCCCAAGGTCAGCAAAGACCAACGCAACACCATCGATTTTGATGGTCTTCTTGGGGTCAGTCGGGTCCTTCACGGAAATCCCGGTGGTGCGCTGGTACTCGCGAAACACCGTGTCGACCGCCTTGTTGGTCTTGCTGTCGGCCTCATCGGGATTAGCCGGGTCGATCATCCGCATATCCATCGCCGCCTTGCGCCCGTCGGTGACGATGTTCAGCATGTTGTCGGGCAAGGCTTGGCGCGGATTCTTGCGCACCCGCTTCGCCCGCACGATCAGCGTCTCTTGGAAGGCCGCCAGGGTCGGGGTCTGTGGCACCACGATCTGCTCGGGCGCCCCTCCCGTCATCGCTGGACGCGGCACGCCGGCCTCGGCCGCGGTCATCACGTCGAGCCGGCGATAGACCGCGCGCAGCATCTCCGGGGCGTTGTAGAAGCGCCGGAAGCGCACCACCTCGCGGAAGCCGCCGCCCTCGGGGGCATACTCGGACGCGACCCCAATGTCGCCGTACTCCGATGCCCAACGGTCAAAGTGATGCAGACCGGACGCGCGCAACGCGGGATAGTCCAGATACCGCTGAATGGTGTAGACCTCGGCGACCGAATTGGATACCGGGGTCCCGCTCGCCAACACCACGCCGCCGCCGAAGGTGTCTTGCAGGTAGCGCGCCTTCATGAACAAACCCCAGGCGCGGCCCGATCCTTTGGGGTTTCCGAGCCCTTTCACCTGACCTTGCAGTTTGGTATAGAAGGCTAGGTTTTTGTACTCCTGCGCCTCATCGACAAACAGCATATCGACGCCCAGATCCTCGAAGCTCGTCCCCTGATCCTTCTCGCGAATATCGCCGAGCGTCTTGAGTTTGGATTCCAGTCGCTTCTTGGCCTTCTCCAGGGCCTTGACCGCCTGGCTCGGTGGCTTCTTACCGCGCGCCGACCAACTCCCCCCTCCGGTGTCCGTCTCGCGCGCACCGCGCAACGCCTCCTCCAGGTCCTCCAACTCCTGAGCGATCCGCTTCATCTCGGTATCGGGAGATACCGGAATCCGGTTAAAGCTCTCATGGGTGACAATCACCGCATCCCAATTGTTGTTGGCGATTCGACCCAGCGCCAACCGCCGCTGCCGGGCGTTATCGCCAATATGGATCGTCAGGATATTGGCGTTCGGATAGAGCCGCAGGAACTCGGCGCGGAACTGCCCAACGGTGGAGCCAAGCACCGCGTACATGGGTTTCTTCTTCACCCCGGTGCGCTTTAACTCCATGCCCGCGGTAATCATCTCAAAGGTCTTACCGGTTCCGACCTCGTGTCCCAGGTAGGCGTCCAGGTCCTGCTGAATGCGCCACACCGCGCCGGCTTGGTAGTCGCGCAACTGCTCGTGCGGACTCTGGCCAGGGAATGCCTCCTGTGGCTTTGCTGCGACGTAATAGGGATGCTGGAATTTGCGCAGCACCTCGGCGTTGCGCAAGTCGTTGTAGACCCGTCCCATGGCCTCGGAGCGGTAGCGGTCGGCCCAGGTCCAGCGTTGGAACTCGTCGCGGATCGCCTCCAGTTTGGCGCGGGCCGCCTCGGTCTGTTCCTCGTTGACGACTTGGCGGACCTTGCGCCGGCCGTCCTCGAAATACTCCACCGGATCAGTGACGCGCGGCACCCCACCGTTGAGCGCGAGATCCAGCAGGTCCAGCAGATGGGCGCGCTTGGTGCCCCAGGTGACGGTCGCCGGCGTCGATGACAGGATGGCGGCCTGGTTGCGATTGGCCGCCGCACCGTTCTCCCCGCCGATTTGCACATGCCACTTACCGGTCGGCCTGGCGTAGCTGACGATCAGCGCATCTTGCCCGCGGTAGTTCAGGTCGAGCAGATGAGACACGAAGTCGCGCACCGTCTCGGCCGGGACCCAGTTCGCGCCCAAGTTGGCATGGATCTCTTGCGGGGTCAGGTCGGGCGGCTGGATCGCCTCCAGTGCCGCGACATTCTCCTGGTAGGCGTCATCCACCTCGGCCGCGGTCTTGGCTGCCGTGAGCTTCTCGCGCACGTTTCCGCTCAAGTACGCATCGGCCGTCACCCAGCCGGCCAGCGGATCGTTGTAGACCGTCCCGCGTAGCCCCTCGCGCACCGCCTCGAAGGGTTGGCCGGTCAGCGACTGCATGTACTTCCAGTCCACGCGCCCGCGGTAGTTGAGCGCCGCGGCGAGCGCATCGAGCGGACTGTCGGCGTGGGTCGGGGCCTGCCGGATCGCCACCACCCGCTCGGTGAAGATATCGGCCAGGCGCCCGACCTTCTGCGCCTCGGCATCCCAATGCTCCAGGGCGAGCACCGCCGGGGCGTCCGGATCGGACCAAAACGCCTTGGCGTTCTCCTTGAGATTGAGCGGCCCGTGCGCCTTAACGAAGGCGTCATACTGCTTGCGTAGCCCCTGGCGCAGGCGCTTCAACTCCTGGTCGTCGGCTTGGCGCAGCTCGGCGTTGAGCACCGCGCGCCGCCCCTTCATGACCTCCAGGTAACCGCGCACGCGCGCTTGGTCGTCGGCCTTGAGCGGCGGATCAAGCGGGTAGAGCATCCCTTCGCGCTTCACCCACAAGGCACCCTCGTGCTCGGCAAAGCCGCCGTCCTTCACGTCGCCCACTTCCGCCGACACCGCGTACATGGACTCGTCGGCAAAGGCGGCCTGGCCCTCCTCCATCATGACGGCACCCGGCAGTCGGGCCAGCAGCGGCAGTACCGTCTCGCCGATCGGTTGGTCGCTGGGCTCCATCGCCGGTTCGTAGGCGTTGCCGTAGCGCCCGGCACGCCAAATCATGCGGGTTGCCATCTGCTCGGGGTGGCGGTGGTAATACTCGTTGACGTTGGCGGTCTTCTGGCCGTAGGTGCCGCGCTCGTCTCCGGCCTCCTTGTCGAGCGTCACCGCGCGCACGTCCTCCATGCCTGCCAACTCCATCGGCTGGGACTCGCCCCAGGTCTCGGTCAGGTCAGTTTTGTCCCCGGCCTTGCGCCGCAGGAAGATGATGTCGGTGGTGACCGTGGTCATGCCCGCTTCCTTGAAGGCGTTCTCGGGCAGGCGCACGGCGCCGATCAGGTCGGCCTTGGCGGCCAGGGCCGCGCGCACCTCGGGGCCGCCCTTGGCGATCTTGTCCAGGGTCCCGCGCGAGGTGATGAAGGCAACGATGCCGCCGGGGCGTACCAACTCGATCGACTTCAGGAAGAAGTAGTCGTGCAGGAAACGCTTGCCAGGGTTGTACTTCTTGTCGACTGGGGCAAAGTCGGCAAAGGGGACGTTGCTGACCACCAGGTCGAAGTAGCGCTCGGGCAGCTTCACATCCTCAAACCCCGACTGCTTGACCGCGGTGCGCTGCAACACCTGGGACGCCAGGCGCGCTGAGATCGGATCAAGGTCGATCGCCATCAGTTTGGATGCCGCCTCCATCTCCTTGGGCATCATGGCGAAGAAGTAGCCCACGCCGCAGGAGGGGTCGAGCACCTTGCCCCCAGCGAAGCCCATCCGCTCCAGGGTCGACCACATGGCGCGCACCACCGCCGGGTCGGTATAGTTGGCATTGACGGTAGAGGCCCGCGCCGCGGTCATCTCCTCGTAGCTCAACAGTTGCTCCAGCGCATCAAAGCGCCGCTGCCAGGCCGGTTCCAGCCGGCGGTAGCTGAACAACTCATTGGCGATCCCGCCCCAGCCGTGGAACTGCACCAGGATCGCCTGCTCGGCGGGCGTGGCCATGCGCCCCGCGGCTTCAATCTCCTTCAGAAGGCGGATCGCGCGGATGTTGTCGGCGAAGGCTTCCGCCTTGCCGGACGGGATCAAATCATCAGGGCGGGTGACGGAGAAATTGCCGGTGGCCGGAATCGCAGTGGCGTCTCCGGTTCCTCCTGTTCCGTCGGGACCCTCAGCAGGTTGTTGAACACCAGTTCCATCGCCTGGTTGTACGGCAGTCCCCGTGATGTCAGTTCCGCGCCCTGATCCTTCGCCGCTTCCTGAATCGTCACGCAGGTCTCCCGCAGCGTTCCCGCCTGCTCCAGGGCCGCGAACGCCGCCGGTCGGTTGGTCTTCAGATCCAACCACACCTGGTGCGCCCACCCGGTCAACTTGGTTTCCACGTTCGTCCTCGGTCAAGTAAGTGGTGGATGGCCCGGCCTCGTGCTGGAACGGTTCCAGCAGGAAGGAGTTGATCTCCTCGGGTCCCAGCGGCTCCAGGTAGGCGACCGCGCCCAGGGCCTCGGTTGCCTCGCCCTGGCGATGCGCGTCGTCGTAGGCGGCAAAGCCTGGCGGTTGCGCGCCCGGCCCGCGTCTGTCCTCAGTATACGCATACCAATAGTGCTTATCTGCGGACTCGATCCCGTTGAGCGCGGCATAGCGCGCGCGCAGGTCGGCCTTCAACTCCTCGGCAAGCGCACGGATGGCGTCGCGTTGTGCGGTCAGCGGGTCTTGAAAACTGCCCAGCGCCTTGGGTTTGCCGTCGACCCAAGTGACGTGCTTGAGCATCTCGTGCCACATGGCCGAGAAGGCGATCCGCTCAGTCCCCGTCGGGTAGGGGGTTCCGCTGTACATCAGGCCCTTGGTGTACTGCCCCTCTTTCACGAAATCGCTGACCAGATAGTCGGAGCGCCGCTCCGCGCCCATCCAGTCATAGATCGACGCCTCCCAGGAGCGCGCCCACAGCTCTTGCGGGCGCTTCCAGTAATCGCCCAACTGCGTGGCCTGGTCGTAGAAGTCGGTCTCACGCTTGATGCCGTACTTCGGGAACTCCCACCCGTCGTTCTCCAGGAACGCCGCGGCGGCATCCAGACGCCCGCGCTTGGTCTTGGTGTCAAACCCGTAGCCCACATCGGACCGGGCGCCGGTCAGGATGCTATCCAGGACCGATTCCAGCCGGGCCGGGTCCAGGCGGTGCATCAGCGCCGCCTTGACCAAAGCGGTCATGCGCCGGCCCTCGGGGGTAGCGTCAAGGGCATCGTCCAGGGCGTGGCCCCACTCGTGAGCAACCGACCCGTCCCCGGCCGCCTTGGTGATGTTGATCGCCTTCACATGGCCGTCAACGATCGGCATTCCGTTATCGTCTAGTGCCTCTTTCCCGTCCTCAGTGACCCGGAAGATCGGCCACGCCGGCGCGAAAAAGGCGGACGCCTTCCCGCCGCGCCCGAGCTTGCCGATGCTGTAGTGCAACTCCCCGCCGAAGGACAGGTCGGTCTTGGGGTCAGCGCCGATCAACTCGGCCAGGTCGTGCAGTCCCTCGAAGGAACCGGTCAGGTGCGCCGCCCCGCTGGTGCTGGTCACATAGTTACCAACCGGCACCGCCGCAAAGTTGAACTCGGCCTTGACCAGTTCGGAGGTCGGCTCGCGGCCCTGAAGCACGTCCTTGAAGCCTTCGCGCACGATCTTTTTGAGCACCGGCCGCTTGGGCTCGATGAGCTTGGTTACGGTGTCGGCTTCGCCCTTGAGGAACCCATACCACGGGGATTTTTCGTTGGTCTCCTGAAGGAAGTAGGTATCGATGCGGTCGAGCTTGTGGCCGCGCTTGTCGCGGGGCGCGCGCAGCATCTCCAGCAGGCGCTTGCCGTAGGCATCGGCCTGCTCGGCGACCGTGTAGTCGAAGAGCTTGGTGCGCCCCCACCGCCCCTCGACCCGGCCGTCTTCGTCCATGTCCATGAACTTGGCGCGCTCGACTGCGTTTGGCGTCAAATACTCCTGCATCGCCGCCGCGACCTGGGCCACGTTGCCCGCCCCGGAGAGTTTCGCCCCCAGGGCCTCAACGGTGGTGATGTAGTCGGCGACCTCGGACTCGAAGGCGGCCCGCGCCGTCTCCCGGTCGCTGTTGCGCTCCGCACCATTGAGCCAGCGCACGATGGCATCGGCGTAGCTGGTGCGGTACTTTCCCAGCGCCCCCCCATGCTTGGCGCCAAGGTACTCCAGCGGGCTCAACAACTGGCCGCGCAGCCACTCCTGCGCCCGCAGGGTGCCAGGGGTGACGCCCTCGCGCACGGCGGGCAGGTCCCACACCTTCCCCGGCGTCGCGGCCTTCAGCGCCGCCTCGACGTAGTGCTTGGGGTCGGTCGCACGCAGCGCCGCGAGCGCCCGGCGGATCGCATCCATCGGGCGCACCAGCACCGTGCCAGCCCCGCGGTCCTTGGCCCCGCGGGGAACCTTCGCGTCCGCTGGAGTAGTCTTTTTGACCCTGGGGGTCTTAGCTTCGCCCGTGGTCTTCTTGGGGGTCTTGACCTTCTCGGGCTTGGTCTGTTCGCCGGGGCCTTCGGTCGTCGGGGGAGGCTCGGGTGTCGGCGTTGGTTCCGGGATCGGCTCCTGCTCGCCCGTGGCCACGGGCGTCTCGGTCGGCGGTTCAACGGTCGGTTCTTCCTGCGGCTGCTCGCCCAACGTCACCGCACCAGACTGCACGTCCTGCACGAACCGCTGGATGTAGGGCCGCATGTTCTCGATGGTCTCGCGCTGTAGTCCGTGGTCCTTGACCAGGGCGCGCACCAGCAACTTCACCATCTCGGAGATATCGGTCGCCGCCTCCTTGAAGTG